GGTAAGAACTTTAAAGCATATCTTCCAAATATTTTCGGAAGTTTTTTTTATTTTTTCTCTTTTCTGTATTTTCAAATCCTTTAAACAAGGATAAGAAAAGCAAAACAAGAAAAGTTCTTTTTCTTTGCGAGTCGGACTGCAAAAATAAGGAGAATTATTAATAAGTTCCAAATGTTTTTCGAAAAATATTTTTATCTCTTTTTATTTCTCTGTGTCACCTTCCACACTTCTGTTTCAGTATTTCAATCTTACCACTTTCCTTCTCTTGGAAAGCGGGTGCAAAGGTATAGGATTTAACAATACAAGCCAAACATATCTATCATTTTTTTTAATAAAAATGAAACTTTTTTGTAACTTACTGATTCATAAATGCATTTCGCATGAACAATTTTGAAGAAAGGAAAAAGAGAGAAAATAACTATACATTATATATATACGTGCGCGCGAAGAGCACGAAGAAAGAGAATAAAAACATTTTATAAGCATGCCGGATTGGGTGGTGGCGGTTCTGTCAGTATAGTCGCCGCATCAAATATAAACCGCAAAACGTTCTGTGATGCTTTCTCAAATCACTTTGTGAGGTTTTTTAAAGTTATTAACACAAAACGAAATGTGATTTTTCATTTGTTTTCTGGCACTCTTTAAACACCTATCAAAAGGCCTTTAAAAGTTCCTCAAATCATCCGGAATACTTATCTTTGTGTGAATTTAGGAGGAATGTGTACTTAAAAAGAACAAGGAATAGACAGCGGAGAGAAAGTTCCTCCCACCGTTTTTATTAACTTTCCACTATCTCACTCATTGGCCGGATGTACGCAGCCCACTTTCTCCATCCGTTTGATGTCTTGTAGGCGTTGACAGCATTGTCGGGCACATAGATGTCAGGTATCCGGGGAGCGTTAAGCAGTGTCCAGTAATCGGTCGACGGAGGTGTTTCGGTCCGTATTATCAGGGTCTTCAACAGAGGAGAATTCCCCATACCGGTCACCGACACGGCATTTTCCCCGATTTCCACACGGGTCAGTCGTGGCATATCCCCCAATCCGCTAATTGCTGTGACATGGGGCGGATATACGAATTCCGAAATTCCGGTGCCGCCGAAAGCGCCAGACTCAATAGTTGTCACTGTGTCAGGAATGGAAATTTCTTTCAACGCCCCACAATTGTAGAAAGCCTGCTTTGAAATAGTGTCGCACCCATTGCCTATTATGCATCTTTCCAGAGAGACGCATCCGTAAAAGTATTGGTATCTGATATTCCTGTTTTCCGGCAATTCGATACTTTGCAAAGACGTACATCCGGTAAACAGATTATTGGACGAGGTGGTGAAATTTAGCCACTTGAACTCATTGAACGAGACAATCCGCGTATTGTTTGCAAATGTGCCGGCATTGATTACCTGTTGAACGGCCGCTTCCTCTTCCGTTATATAGCCGTCCTTGTCGGCATCCCATATGCCAAGGCAGATGCGACGGGCTTCCGCGTCCTTGAAATGAATGGCCGCTTCACCGACAAGTACCAGATTCAGTCTGTTGAATACACTTCTCAGTGCATCCACCGTGTCCTGGTAGTACTTGGAATGCACAGTAATGGTGCCTTCCAGTACCGGTATCGGGTCTTCGCCGGACAGTCCCTCGGCTGACAAGCCGGAGTAGCTGCCGTCGGAGAGGCGGGCGAGCATGTCGAGTGCGTCGGCCGTGTAATACTCCTCATTGAAACCTATCGCGCGGATATGTTTCAGCGCGTGGGCATCACCCTGCGGTTGCTGTGCCTCGATGACGTCAGACAGCAGTTTCATGGGCTGCAGCAAAGGACAGTTCTCCACCCAGAAGTCTGTCACATTCGGGGCGCACTGGCCGATGCGCAATCCACCGGTGGACAGCAGGGGGAAGTTCCTGAAGCCGATGTACTTGTTGTTTGCCGGATACTCGATGACTTCAAGACTGCCGCCTTCCGGAACCTTAATCTGGCTGAGATTGGTTCCGTCCGCATATATCTCACGGATATTCTGGCAGGCGCTCAGGTCAAGAGTACCCTGCAAGGTGGCAATGTTTGACAACAGGACTTTCTGTAGGCTGCCGCAGTCGGCAAGGGTAAGCCCGGTGATGGTGATGATGACGTTTTCGGTCTTGCTGCCCAGGATGAGCTCCGTCAGGCGCCGGCCACGGACCACCATGGTGCCGCTGACGTTCTTCCGGTGCCAGTCGCCGATGGAGAGCAGCCAGCTCGCCGCCTGGATGGCGTTCTGCTGGTCGGCAGAGCCGCCGAGGTCGATGGTCATCCGGCACACTTCACCGGCCTTGGTCCTTGCGCCCTGCACGATGCTGGTACCGTTTGCAATGGCCGGGTACATGTCGAATGCCGGGGTTATCTCGTAATCTATCAGGTCGCCTGCTGCACGCACGATGATGGTGTCCGTTCCGCTGTTTGAAAACAGACCGTAGCTGTATTTCGACATGATGTACATGATGCGCTTCTTCACCCAGGCGGTTTCGGCAGAGCAGAAGTCGCCATGCGATTGGGTGATAGGGTCGGTGTCGTTGGTATAAGAGCCGCTGTTGTAGGCTATCTTGGCTATCTCGTAGCGTTTGGCATCGGCGTTGACCAGCGTGGCCGGGAAATAGTTCTTGATGCCGAGATAATACTTCTTGTAGAAGGCATATACCTTGTCATAGGGAGTGCCCGAGGATTGTCCGCACAGGCTTTCCATGGCACTGAGCATCTTCCGCATGCCTGCCGCAATCTCGGCGCTGAATGCCAGTTCGAGCATGTTCCAGAATACGGATGTCTCGCCGTTCCAGATGGGCTGGCCGTTACTGTAAACATCGTGCATCTCGCAGTGGTAGGGCTTGCGGTCCTGACCCTGGTTGTCTATCGGGAAGATGGTGTCGGCATCGTCCAGGCGCCACCGCCACTTGCTGCCGGTAGTGCAGAAGTTATACGGATAGGTGTTCTTCGCCCGCTGGTCGGTTCCGGCCGTAAACTCCACGAAATTATGATGGAATACGGCGTCGCTGATGTCGAAGCAGTCGGGGATGGTAGCCCGGAAAAGCTGCTTCCTCGCATTGACGAACAGTTCATTCAGCTGGTCGGCCGTGAAGGCTGATAAATCACTGCTTAAATACTCTTTGAGCTGTGTCTTAAGGTTAATCTGCCCGGCCCCGATGTCCGAAGGGATGAATTTCCCTTCCGCCGCCTCATAGTAGTACAGATTGTAGAGGTCGGCATCGCCGGTCTTGGCAATCCAGTACTCATACCCCGTGCTCCGATATTCCGCAACAGAAGCATTCAGCTCCGCCAGCGTGCCGCCAAACGGACGGATGCGGTTGTTGCAGACATATACGGCGTTATAGGAATCTATCCACCTCTGCGCAGAGAGCGGTTCGGTCTCGTCGGCATTCAGCTCTCCGGCGTCGAAGTCCCAGCAATTGGTATCATTATATTGGAAGGCTTCCTCATCGGCATTGTACGCCCAGTATGACTTGCCGCGGTTCCAGGGCACACGGAACAGTGCCCCCAGCGGTGCGTTGTCCGAGCCCTCTACAGAGAGAAGTTCCGGGAAAGCCTCCGTATCATAACCGAAACAAAGGTCATCTCCCTTGTCCGGGCCGAACGTAAATTCTCCCATGCAAGTATATACATCCTGCCCTTCCTCGTTCACGGACTTCGAGAAGCCGATGAACGGTTCCTGATAGACGGCCACACGTATCTTCGGGTCGGCAGCCATCGCCTCGTTCTTCATGCCTGTCTCCTTGAAGAGGGCATCGTAGGCATCCACGCTGCCTGCCTTGTGGTCCTGCATGGAGCTCGCCCAGTTCTTCTTGGCGGTCAGGCGCCCGGACTTCGGAACGTTGTCGTACATCAGCACACAGTTCTTGTCCGTGGTACCGTCGGCATAGGTCGCGATGGAGGCTATCTTGTTTCCATCAGCGTCCTTCAGCCCTTTCATCTTAAATCTAATATTCCACTCCAGGTATTTTTTGGAAGATGTACCCTGGCCTTCCACCAGCAGATTGGTAAGCGTGAAGTTCCTCTCCGGCTTGTCCTTGAAGAAGACTTCCAGATTACCCGCCACGCCCGAAGGGTTCATCAGGTTCGGGAAAGGCTTGTCTACCACAAACACGTTGTACAGCAGCTTCGTGGCATTGAAGTCGATATTCACACCCTCACCGTCCAGCACGAGGTTGACGTTTTTCTCCGCAAGCTTCTCGTCGGTGGTCACCAGCTGGTTGATATAGTTCTTCTGTACGGCTTCCGAAGGCAACGCACTGTCGTAGACACGCAGCCCGTACAGGTAGAGGTTGGCATAATCGCTACCCAGCACAATCTTGCCGTCATTGCGGAAGTAGTCGTTGTTCTCGTAGGCATACTGCCGGTTCTTCTTGCCGTTGATGTAGATGGCCACAATGTTGAACCCTGCATTCCCGTAGGCATCGGGCATCACGACTACTGTCAGGCGGATACGCACACCGTTGTCTATAGGTACGTCCTGCGTCGAGCTCTCCTGCATGGACTGGGAGAAGAAGGATACGTTCTCGCCCGACACGCGCAGGCCTACGTTGTTCTCCGCAATGGTGATGATGTCCTTGCTGGCATCCGAGGGATTCTCCACCTTGAAGTCGATTTCGATGGTCTTGCCCCGGCGGGCGGCTTCCGTGGCGAAGGGGCGGTAGTCTATCACGGCCCTGCTGCGGGCGAATATCTTCAGTGCCTTCACTCCGTCGGCGTCAGCCGCCCATCCGTCGTTGCTCCAGTTCAGGTTGCTCCACTCTACCGGTACGGCCGTCTTGTCCGCCTCGTTGATGACGCTCCTGTAATTCGTCTGCGAGTTGGCACGGGTCCGAGGATTGATATAGAGTGCGGCGCCTGCCGTAGCCGAATAGCCCAGCGAGTTGTTCACCGGCAGGGCAATGGGTTCCGTCAGGGCATCCGCACCGTCCGTCACGCCGACTGTGACGCCGAAGTCGGCATCGTCATCCGTCTCCACCTCCATCGGGTAGGTGAAGGTGTTCCTTGCGTTCGCCACGATGGCGTCATTCTCGGAACTGTACACCTCCATGCCGCCTCTGGTGATGGAGAACCTTGCCTCGGTCAGTGCGGACGGACCGTCGTAGATGGCGTAGTCGAACACCGTGTTGTCCTGCCAGTTGGTGAGCTGTTCCGCCACGTTGTTCACGCACATAAGCTTCACGGCTTCGCTGGCCGTACGGATGCACATGATGTTGACCGATACGGATTTTGTCTGGATGGTATTGTCGGAGTTGGAAAGATAGAAACTCACGTTGTATACGCCCGTCGCTCCCGGATGCTCCAGCAAGTAGATATACGGAGTATCCAGATACACGGCTGTGCCTATCGTCTTGTCGTAGCTCTGGCTGTAGCCGTCGCCGGTGACGGTCAAGTGCAGTGTCTTGTTGATGTTGCCGTTGATTATCATCGGGATGTTGATGTTCCCGGAGAAGGCGGTCCACCAGGCGAAGTTCGGGGTGCTGATGCCCAATGACGTGAGTTGCACGTTGTAAGTTACCGGTGCGGTGGTCTTGTCGGTATTCTCCCCCTTGATGGAAATCTTCACGCTGTTGCTGCCTGATGACAGCCATTCGGCTATGTCCTGCCTGATGGATACGCCCGAAGAGACTTCCATCTGCTTCACCACGGTGAAGTCGGCATACTTGGCGTTCTTCATCATGATGGTGCACAGGCCGAGTTCTCCGGTAGACTTGTAGGGTTCGTCCAGGCTGTCGCGATACTGCGAGATGAAGGAGAAGTCAAGCACGCACTCCTCGCCGTACTGCGTGGCGAAGCCGAGCGAGGCCATGTTGTTCCGGACATATACGCTGTACATGGTTCCGGCGCCTCCGGCCAGTTCGCGCACAATCTGTTCAAGCGTCGCACCGGAAGCGCCGTCGAAGGCTGTGCCTGGGTCGGTACCGATGACAAGCTGCGCATTCCTCACTTCCTGCAGGGCGTTTTTCAAGTTCTGCATCGCCGCCTTGTTCGTCTCGAGGCTGTTGTCGTTCACGCACTTGGCGAACTCGTTGATCTTTCCTACAAGTTCGTTCAGTTCCTCGGCCCTGAGGATGTTGCCGCGAACGAAGTTTCTGTTTAATTTATCCATAACCTATCCTAATATATCGTTGTCATCAAGTCTGCTCGAATCCAGTATGAAGTCTACAATCTCAACGCCCTTGCCGCCACGCGCGGCAAGGGCGTGCATTATCAGGTTCGTCTCGAGCATGCCCGTGTCGGCCATGTCACTCTCGATACGGCTGATGACCGCATTCGTGGCACCTCCATCGTCACCGGTCACGCGCTTGCTCAAAACGAACCTGATGTAGCCCATGTCACTTGACGTTCAGTTGGTTGATAATTTCACGCTTCACTGCGGCTATGAGCCGGGAGTTCTTGACTACAAGCTCAAGGGCCTTGCTGTATCGTTCAGGAATCTCCACTGCATCCTTTGAATAGTAGATGCTTTTAGCTAAGTCCTCAAAGCCTATGTCCAGCAGGATACTGCCGTTGTACATCATTTCATTGCCGACGGTCTCGGCTGCGTCGAAGGTCTGTCTGCCGCCCTCGAATGAGGTCTGTGCCTCGATTTTTCTAAAGTTGATTTTCATGATACGTATACTATTAATTTATAATATCCTTTTAATTATCTGGCTGGATAAGATTTCTTGAGTATGCCATTTTTAAAAAACCTCAATCCATACATAGTGTCAAGCCAAACCTCGTCACTTTCGCCATCACCAGTTGAATTCATCATACTAATTATGTTTGTAGAAATACTAAGAATGCTTAGAGTACTTCCATGACCACTAATTATCGAAATATATGGGCTATTCTCATTACCATCCTTAAAACCGATATCAATAACTTTATCATTATTATTGTCATACACTCTTATGCTGCCATATGTTCCGTCAGTACCATATTCATTTTCCTCCTTTATAGTTACGCGGCTTCCTCCAGACATAGATGTACTAAATTCGCCTTTAAATACTCCGCTATTGGCTGTAACATTATTCAAGGTAATGTTATTCAAAGTCGCATCATTCCCGTTGATGTCACCCGATAATGTAAGGTTATTGGCGGTAATGTCATTCAGCGTCAAGTTTCCGTCCTTGTCCACCACGAACGTGTCGTTCGCCACGATATGTCCGTTGAACCGGATGAGGTCGGCGCTCACCAGCGCATTGCTCTGGAACCTCCCGTCGGGCAGCTCGGTAACGAAAGCGGCTATATACGATTTCTTTACATAACCATCCGAAGCGGTTTTCTCTGCAAACATCTGCACAAGGTTTGATTCGGTGATGAGCCCCGACTTGTCGATGTTCGTGATATGCCCCGCCGCATCAAAACTCACCTTCTTAGACAGCAGCGAGTTGAAATCAGCCGTCGTCACCAGCCCGGAAGTGTTGATGTTCGTGATGTTTCCGGAGCTGTCGAAGTGGATGCCTTCAACCAGCGCGGCGATGGAGTCCTTTGTCACCTGGATGGCCGCCGTGTTCTCATCAGCCGTATCCTGCGCCCCCCGGGCAAGATAATAAGCGTCCCGGGCATCGCTGATACCCTGGTTGGCAAGCCTCGTAGCCTCGGCAATGCCATTTTCCGAATCCGTCACCGCAACCGTGATGCGGTCCCCCAGGTTCTCGATATAGGCAGTAGTTGCCGTGGAAGAAGGTTTCCAATGGCTGATGCTGAATGCTGCTCCTGCCACCTTCGCAGTCTTGCATACGAGAGCATCATTCTTGTAAATAGTGGTGCCGTCATTGTACGTCGCGTTCACCCACATGTCTCCCACGTCGTAGGCATCTGCCACAGTGGGCTGCGACACGAATACACGCCGCTTGCCGTCGGCCGTATCCTGCGCTTTTTTAGCATCTTCCAGCGCCTTCAGCGTCAGGTGGTCGGTGATTTCTTCCCAGGCACCCGACTCGAACCGGTAGCCCTGCCCGGTAGCGGTGTTGTAGAACAGGTCCTGGTCGTGCATGGCCTTCAGCTCCGCAGTCGTCCATTCCGAAGCGGGAATGTTACTCAATGTAGGCTCATAGTCATAGAACCACATCGTGTACTCCTTGTCCGTCTGCTGCTTGATAATGTCGAGATTTACCTGCATGTCGTCAAGGGTCTTGTCCATGTCCTTACCCGTGGCCTGGTTGATAAACCTGGCGGTAATCTCGCTGAGCACCGTATTGAAGTCAATCAACGGTTCGGGCATCGTGTACGAGTTTATCCCATTGTATATGCGCACATAAGGCCCTCCGGCGGTAACGCTGTCCCATACAATGGCACCCTGTCGGCCCGTGTCCGTCCGGTTGCCGAGCTGCACGATGCTGTCTCCGGCAAGCGGGATGTCGCTGCCCGATGCACAGTCGTCCTTGGAGAGGTCTATGTAGTCGTCTCCCGTACCCGTCACGAGCCGCCAGTAGTAGTGGTTGCCCGATTTCAGGTTGAACGTCTCGCAGATGGCCTGGTCATCCTCCTGGAAGGTGTTGTACACGGTACGCCCCTCCGAATCAGTGGTCTTGAAATAGCAGCGCCAGTATGTGCCCTTGTCCTCCACGCGGTTGCAGATGATGCCGCCGCCGGTATTGTACTGCCTGCCCCCGACATAGGTGGACTGCTGCACCTGGATGTCCTCCACGCTCAGCTTCTTCCGGATGTCCACAAAGTCGATGTCGAGATGGTAGTTGCCGTCCGCGTCCCGGTAGATGCCGAAACCTGAGCCTCCGGCTGAGAAGTTCTCCGACACGAGGTCTTTCAGCAGCATGATTTCGTTCAGCGTTGCCGTGCCCTTCACGTTGATGCCCTCGATGAAGGTCATCAGTTTCTCGATGGTCTCGGCGATGTCCTTGCGCACGTAGCGGTCGTCGTTGTCGTTCTTGCTGCCTATAGGGTCAAGCTTGAAGTGCCTCTTCCCGTCGGTCTCCGGTATGCTGTCGTCCTTCGACAGCTTGTAGACGGCACCCCCGTTCTCAAGGGTCGACACGAGCTGTCCCGCATAGGGGAAATAGGCTTCGGCGTCGGTGTTCCTCGCGTATACGCGTGCGTCCTCTATGGTATCGAATACAGACGAGCTGTCGATAGGCCGGTACGTTGTCCTCTTGTATTGCAGCGCGAAGCTGCTTCCGTTTATCTTTACCATGTCAACTCGTTTTGAATGTGAATGTATCGGCATCGTTCGTGCCGTCGGTCCGTATCACCCACATGCTGTAGCCCTTGGCCGTGCTGCCGTTGGCGCCCTCCACGGAGATGGGGGTGGGGCCGCTGCACACTCCGGCGTCTTCGATGAAGTTGCCGGGATATGCGGTCAGGGTGAGCTCGCTCACGGTTCCCTCAGGTATGCAGATTACGATTGTCTTCCACCGGCCGGCACTGAACTTGTAGCTGCCGGCCCCGGTGTACATCCCGCTGCTGCCGAGTGACCGTACCTGGGCCGATGTGGCAGGCACAGAGTCCACAACCCCGGCAAACCACTTGCGGCGCACGTTTACGCTGATGGTGTCGTTCAATGTCTTTTCCGGCAGCTGCCCGTCGGCCGATGCGGCATAAGTGACGGCGGCCTTGTAGGTCTCCCTCTCGATATAGGTGCCGGACAGCCGTCTGACAGCAGTCTGTACACCGGAATTCTCTTCCGAAAAATGCAGTATATTATCCTTCTTGTCATCATAGTAGGCTTCCTTCATGGCACCCTGTCCGTTGCGTGTGGCCGTGTAGGTGATATATCCTTTCGGAGTGCCATATTCCACATCATTTGATGTCGATATGCTGCTCCGGAGTTCCGCTCCTACCGGTCTGTAAAGCATATTGCGAAAAATCTTTTCCCATGTCTCTCCGGAAGCAACCACATCTCCCTTCTTTATATATCCTACATCGCTGGAATTGACAAGGATATCCTTCTTCAGTTTGTCAGACACCTCTGTGATGGAAGAAGAGCCACTGCCTCCGGAAGAGGAACTCCCCCCCATTGACACCACATACTGCAACTGCGAGAGGCTTGCTTCCACTGTCCTCTTCCATCCCTTGCCGACCTTGTTGGTGCACTCAATATTGGCGATTCCCAGGTTGTCCAGCTTCCGCACCACCTTCGTCATCCGGGTATCGAAATATCCGGAAGAGAAATACTTGTCACTGAGCAACCGCACACGTTGACCGAGCTGTAATGGTATGTTTTGCTTGTCCACCCATATATAGTCTGTGTCGCCACCATAGATGGATATGTCATCGCTGTATTTCTCCAAGAAACTGTCCACGGCAGCCTTGTAGTCCTGCTCAGCCTGAGCTTCGTATGATTCTGGCATGCGAATATTCCAGGGAATATACGTGTCTCCCGGCTGGGGTACAAGGTTTCCGCCCGGTATCTGAATGTCATCGGAAGGATAGGTGTTGATGATTTCCCATTCCAGCGTATCCGAATTATAGTTGGCCTCGAACCAGTAATTGTTGCTTTCGGAATTTCCCTGCCCGGCAAGGTCACCGGTCTGAAAGGATATACGTTTCACAAGCCCGGCAATCTCGTTCTTGTTCGGGTCAAATAGCATTCCTTCGTCATTAAAATAGTAGACCGTAAACTTCTTGCCGTCCTCATCCGTCTTTTCTTCACTTCGCACAGAGGTGACCGTTCCGGTGTATTTCGGAAAGATTTCCGAAAATGCGGATTCCTCCACATGCTCGAACAGTCCGTAATGCGTGTTCCGGTCCACATATTTCGCTTTGTCCGGCAACTGGAGACGGCTGTAGCCATAGCGGCTGCGGTCTATGTTCTTAGTGCTGCCAAGAGGAATTAAACGTGTAAAGAACTTCACATCATCACTGTTTTCCGACTGTACCAACGAGGTGAGGCCCTGCAAATAGCCCAGTTCTACGAGCTCACCACGTTCACAACGGGTCAGATTGATTTTGAAATCATCCACCCACCATTCGGACTCAAAAGCGTCGGACATCAGCGACAAGGCATCCCAACAAGTGGCATTGTTGTATTCCACTGTCTTGTTCGCGGATTCCAAAACTTCACCAATGCTCCATACCGGTATAGATGACAATCGGTTCATGTTATCCACCCATTTCTGCAGATGTACCTTCGGACTGTCATTCAGAGAGAACTGCGGTTCATACGCACCGTCCGTCAGGTGCAGGTACATCACCTGCTCAGCGTCGTGGATGGGGGCGTAGAACTTCACCGAGTAGTTGTACGTCTGCCTGTTCTTCTGCTTCGGCTTGTACTCCTTCTTTATACTGAACTTCACTCCCTCCAGCAGCACATAGTCCTCCACGTCCAGCATCACGTAGGACGGGTGGGTAAAGGAGACCGACACAGAGCATTCCTTCATCAGTTCCTGGTTCCAGGTGGAGGAGGAGGATGTGGAAACCGTCAGTTTCAACTCTCCGGACCGGTTATAGATTTTGAGTTCCATTCAAACAGCTTTTAATCGTTATTTAAAGAGCTCCGGGTTTCGGTTCCCGAAACTTCATTTTCCATCTCTCTACGACCGTTCCGCCGGCTACATCCGTCACGGTATCGAAGTCGGAAGAAGACTTGTAGTAGAACTTATAGGCGGATGTCTTCCCCTTTACCTGCAGGTTCACCCATCCGGAATACATGACCTTCATCAATGCCGCACGGCGGGTCTCGCATTCCTCCGGAGAAGAGGCGTATACGGCGAAGTACAACGTCACGTCACGGGCCTTGTAGCAGGATGACGGCAATGCCTCCGGCAGTTCCTCGCCGTTGCGTTCCCGGAAATCCACGGCAGTATACTCCTTCATCTCAAGCGGTTTCAGCAACTCGCTGAGATTAAAGTTATCCTCCTCTCTGTCCTCACAGAGGAAAGCGGAGTATTCCGTCCAGGCATCCTTGCCGTTTATCGTCATATATCCTGTCAAATCTTTCATAAGCTTGCTATATCGTTTTCCATCCGTCCCGGTCCTTGCTTGCCAGAAGGTCGAATATGTCTTCCAGTATCTTGCAGTAAGCGGTGTTCTCAGCTATCTGCAGGAATATATCATGGTCGGCGGAACGTCCCTTCGTCAGTTCCTCCAGCAGACGGTGCATGCCACTGGCATGGTCCTGCAGGGAGGTAAACAATCCCTCCAGCTTCGTACCCTGTTCCTGGCTCATGGCGGTAAAGACACCGCCGCGTCCTGATTGGCTGCCTCCATCTTCGCCCGATGGTTTCCAGTTGAAATCTTCCATCAGCTGCTCACGCTCTTTCAGCATCTCATCGATTATCTTCCGGTAATCCCCGCTCAGCTTCTCCGCCTCCGTGGAAGAAAGTCCGTCCTTGTCGGCCATGTCCGCCCATGAGTCATACAGTTTCTGTATCCGGTCCTTGTATCGCGTGGCTACCAGTGCGGAGAAAATGGCATTCTGCAGGTACTTCTCAAAACTGTCCGCAAAATCCTCCGAAGTGGCATCCATATCGGACAGCATGGAGACGAAGCTGTTATAGAAGCTGTCAAAGTCCGTCTTCGTCAGTGCCTCCTTACGGGCTTCCTGCACCTCCTGCCAGGCTTCCTCGCTTTCGATAATCTGGTTCAGGTAGTCCTGTGTGTCCTCGTGCAGTTCGCTCCAGAACCCGCTTGCTTCATCACGAAGTCTCACCAACTGCTCATACGAGAGGTCGAAGAGTCCCGTCATGCGACCGTCCCCTATGCCGTATTTATCGAAGTCGCTACCCAACACCTTCCTGGCTTGCTCCCAGGCGGACCGGGAGATGTCCTTGCGCTGGTCGGTACCGTGCGAGGCGCTTGACCCCACGCCCAGAAACCCCTTGCTTGCACCTGCATTCAGATAGGCCTTACCCATCTCCCGGGCATAGTCCTGCTGTTTTTTCAGCAACTCACGGGCACGCTCATAAGAGTTGTCGGCATTGGCGAAGTCGTCCGCCTCCATGGAGGAGACAAGCTCCTTCTGTTTGGAAATGACCCTGTCGAGTACTTCCATGTAACTCTCGTATTTCTCTTTGGCCTGCTGGTAGCGCCTTTCCGATCGTTCGCCTCCCCAGTCGGCACCGAACAGGCTGCCCACGCTCTTGATGGCACCGCCCACGGTGTTCACCACACCGCTTATCATGCCGCCGATATCCATGCTGAGCAGTGATTGGGCAAACTGGCTGATGCCTTCGCTCATGGTGTTGAATCCTTCCACCACACCTTTCACATTCTCGTCAACAGTGACGCCAAAGCCTTCCAGTGTGGAGATGATGGTACCGGCAGCCTGACCGTAGGATGACATCCTGCCCGCCACACCCTGCAGCGATTGCGCCAATGCCGCCTGCTTTTTCAGACGGTTGTTCTGGGCGGCTGCAAGGTTCCTTTCAGCCTGCTCCTGGGTCAACAGTCCGGCTACAAGTCTGCCGGTCTCGTCCCTATACATACCCGTAACCACTTCACCTCCTGCCATTACGGTGTTCAGGTCTTCCTGGGCGCTCTCCACTGCCGCCTGGGATTCGCCGTACTCTGCCAGCGAGCGTTTCAATTCCCGGAAAGGCTTGCGGTCGGCAATCTTCAGGTCTATATCCGTAAGGGCATCCTGCAATTCCTTTAAATCGGACGGGCGCAGTTCTTTGGCAGCGCCATTGATATATTCTTTCAGCTTGTCACGAAGGGCGGAAAGCGCTTCCGTACTCTGTTCGTCCAGATTGCCGAATACGTCGGCCAGGTTGACGGTCTTCTTGAATTCCCCGAAGTCCAGTTCCTTCAAGTCGTTGTCCCGTTTCTTTTTCAGTGATTCCTTCTCGCCTTCGGTTTCGGCACGGGCTATCTTCAGTCCATAATCCTGCACGATGGCAAGGCGCTTGTCCTGGTAAGTGCCGTATTCCTTGTTGTAGTCAATCCAGTCCTGGCGGTTCTTCTCGCGCCATTCCTTTTCTATATTATAGGTGTCCTGCAGGTATTGTACCCGGGCAAGGGCGCGTTGTGCCGTCGCGCCGTCCTTCACCTGCCTCTCTTCTTCGGGAGTCACCTTCCTGCCCGCCTTCCTTGATTTCTTTAATTTGGCAAGGGTATCGCGTTCTTCCTTGTCGATAGCGGCAAGAGTGTCATTATACTCCTTTTCGGCAAGCGCCTTGCGTTTTTCCCGTCCCTCCACCATCACGGCGATGCGGGCGGCCTCCACTTTCCGCTGGGCACGGATGCGGGCGTCGGCAAGCTCGGCGGCATAGTCAAGTCTGGTACCTTTGGAATTTTCTTTGTCCGTCTTCTCCGTGATCCCGGCTTCCTTCAGTTTTCTGGCGGACTCCATCAGTTTGTCATTGTATGTTTTTGTATAAGTCTCCGCATCCTGCTCCGCTACTTCCTTAATGGCATTCTGTTTCCCGATACCTGCATTCCAGACGGTTTCAGCCCTTGATGTGCCTTGTTTGTCGGACATGGAGCCCGGAGTCCATTGAGGGTCAAGGAACAGGAATGAAACCGCCTTGTCTTTCCAGCTTGGACCCTCCTTCTTTTTCCGGTCTATCTCCGTCTGGGCCTTCAATGCCTTTTCCGCCTCTTCCGCTGCCAGCTTAAAGGCTGCGGCGGCCTCCGCACGCAAAGTCATGGCCTGGATAAAGGCCTCCGTATTTGTAACCAGCGCGTTCTCGGCTTCATCCACATTGCTTACGGACACGCCCAGCTTGTCAAATTCGTCCTTGTTGTCCGTAATGAACTTCTTTTTCTCTGCCAGGTCATTGCCCAGCTGATTCCAGCGTTCCTGCAAGGAGCGGATTGTAACAAGCTGTCTGCCGAGGCTGGAAGTGTCCAGCGAGTCATTTATCTTTTCCTGGGCATCCGCCATCTCCAGGGCGGCCCTGCTTCCTTTTCGCATCCGGCCGGCAAGCTCCCATATCTCTTTACTGTATACGACAGTCAGCGTGATGGCGGTAGCCATGAAAGTCTGCCACGAGAAAAGGGACGAGAGCACCTGCTTCCATACCGGTGTCGCCTTCTGGCCTGCCGCCGTCAGTCTCTCGTACTCCTTTCTGGCATTGCCCACCGCATCCGTAAACATCGGGATGTTGTTGGATATGGCCAGGAAGAACATCTGCGGTCCCATGGCCAGTGACGGAAGCTCGCGGGCTATCTGCGCCATGCTCATCTTCACGCTGTTCAGTTTCGGTGCGGGGTCATTGCCTATGACGGGTGTCTCGCCCGCCCGTCTTTTGGCAGCCTCGTATTCCTTAAGCTGTTCCTTCAACCCGCCGATGGCACCCTTCAGCGCCTGGATGTCAGCCATCTCCCTCTCACCGGCAAGCCCTTGTTTCTGGAGATTCTTATACTCCTTCTCCAGATCTTTCAGTTCCAGTTTCAGATGCCCGATCATCCGCCTGGTGAAAGCCTCCATGTTGGCCACGTTGCCTTCCACCGACCTCATGCCCGCCAGCGTCTTGTCATCCAGGAATATTTCAAGTTTAATGGGATTCATCAGCGTTTTCCTCCTCGTCAAGCAATTGTTGTAAATAGTCTGCCGGAGATATGTCCGGCTGCCCGTTGCGGCTTCTCCTCTCGGCAACCATCTCCTGCGTGGTCTTCTTCCTTCCCGGCACATGGCGGGGGAAGTCCTGCCACATCAGCATCAGCATCGGGTAGTTCACACCGCGCATGATGTAGTCCACACTCCAGCCCGTGTCACGGGCTATCTGTCCCACGAGACCGAACGGGCTATGGGCGGGCTCCGTGTACCCCTTTAACTCCCGTTCTGTTTTCTTTGGCTCAGATTGGGCGCTGTCAGGCTCATCACCTCTGCCAATCTGATAGTACTCCCGAAAGGGACCGTGCTCATCGTGCTCAGGGCGATCATCCATGCCTCCTCCAGGGCGGCGGGGTGCATGCAGTTGCGCAGCATCCATGCCACCGGACGGTTCAGAAGCCTGCCCGACACCCTGCCGCGGACGATGGCATATGCCACCATGCGGCTCACTGTTTTGGTATGCTTCACCATAAACTCCAGCTTCTGTTCAAAAGTGTAGGCCCTGAGTTCCTCGTGTGTCACACCCAGTTTCAGATACATCCGTGCCATGCGGCAGCGGCTTTCCAGGGTTGGTATCCGCATCACCCAGCGGATGTGTCTCCCTCCGGGAAGCCGCAGCGGAAGGGAGATGCCGGCATCCGACATGACCCTCTCCGCAAGGGATTCCATTTCAAAGTTCGGTTTCATGGGCAGCCCCCCATTAGCCTGCAGCCTCGGTACCCGTATCCGGGTCGATGCCCTTGGCGAAGAGCTTCATGCGCTTGCCCTCGGCATCCTTCAGCAGCTCGATGTTCAGGGAAAGCCCCAGCACGTTGGAGGAGTTGATGCCGTTAGCAAAGTCACTGCCGGTCACCTTGGCATTGTAGAAGCGCAGGGTCTCGCCGCTGTCGGCAACCACGTCCATCACGCCCGTGGCTTCCCAGTTCTCGGGGGGCTCCCAGTTGTTCTTGGCGTCCTTCGTGCCGCCGATGGTGTTCACCAGGCTCTCGGCGTTCAGCTCTATCAGGGTGCAGGTGAATGCCTTCTTGCCGGGATTGGTGGTGAGTGTCATTACCGGGCCGTCCTTCACCTGCGCGGCGTAGATGTCCGTGGTACTCGGGGCGCTCCCGGCAGGCTGCAGGCCTTCCTCGCTGATAAGGCCGATTTCCTTCTCCTTGAATTTGAGGTGCGCCAGTCCGTAAATTAATCCGTCCATAAATTCTTTTCTTTTTTAAGTTCTGTTCAATCGCCGTTTAATCAGTATCAGAAGAAGGACGGCAACGGCCAGCCGACCTGTCCATATTTGAAACCACTGCCAGCCGGTGGGTTCCCTTATCACCTCAGGAGGCAGAGTCTCTACCGCTGAGGATGTCTCGTTGCGGATACGTGTCAGTTCTTCCGTCAGCATTATTACCTGGCGTGCCAGACTGTCGCAGGTGGCAGTCACCTCCAGGCTGTCTTCCGATATGCGGTTGACATTCACTGTTGCCTGCCCACTACGCTTACTGAAGCCCGTCCCCACAGGTATCGAGGTCAATATCTTCGTCGGAAATGCCGTCCTCGCCACACTGGGAGGAACGGGCTGCTGAAGGAGAGCGAACCCGCTTCTGCCTTGCAGGCTGTCGGTAACGAGGCTGTTCCGTGTCAATCGTCCCGGACTTCTGCAGCTCGTTACGGATAGGGCAATCGTTCCAGTGACGACAAGCAGTAGCGCGAGCCACCGTGCGGTCCAGTCGGGCGATGGCCCGGTAAAGTTTTCTGTTCTCATTGATGGAACTCATTAAGTCCGAACGGAGATTCTGAATGTTGTCCATATAAGCAGCATCCACGTCTCCGCTGTTGCGGGCCTTTGAAAGGCGGCGGTTGAAGAACCAGCCCAAAGCGGTTCCGATTGCCGCACCCAGTCCCGCGGGAAAGAGGCTGCCTAATATCTGCATCAAAGTATCCATCCGTTTTTGTTTTTTTAATTTCTTGATTGATTAGAGCAGGCTCCAGCCGGCTTCCACGTCCGCCATCACTGCCGGAACACCGTTTTCAACCTGCGACATCGCAGCCGCAAAGGCGCACATCGTACCCCGGTCGTCCACATCGGGCACATGGCTTGCCGGTACCTGCATCTCCCTGCACACACGGCTGATGTAACCGTTCGTGTTGTTCTCTGTGGGCGGTGCCCAACGGCGGATAAAGTCGGCAATGGTGCGGCAACCGTATTTGCGGCGGTAGTTCTGTAACAACTTAAGACCGGCACGGTAGCCGTGGGCCATCGTCCTGAACTGGCAGAACGAACGGTCCTGCGAAGGCCGGATTTCCCCCTGCCACACGGTGGTGGCAGAGAGACGGATATTCAGCGGGTTATTGTTGCGTAGTCCTCTGCTCATCACTATGCCTCCAGTTCTTCACCCGCATCCTCCGGAAGCGGACCAGCCTTCTCCTCTTCAGCCTTTGCGGCAGCCGCGGCAGCTTCACGACGAATCTGCGCCCAGTGCTTGTCCGCTGTCACCTCCGCGTCGGAAGTCTGTGCCGTCTTGCCATCATAACTGTAGATGGCACCGATAGCCTCCTGCTTCTTCGGCATCGTGATTTCGTAGTGGCGGAAGTTTACAAGACTCTCCTGGGTCTGCGGATTGGTACGCGCCTCGTTATAGTACATCTTCGTGGAACCCTGGGCACGGAACATGCGGGGCACGTAGAAGGCAACGGACGCCTGCATGTCCGTCTCGGCGGGAGAAGTCCCGAAAGGAACCTTCACCCCGGCATTGGTGAAGTACGGGCAATTTACAAATTCATAAATCTCGAAACCGTACATGTTCGTCACCTTGCCGGTGGTGTAGTTGTAGTACTGCTCACGGAACTTCTGGTCTTCTTCCAGCAAGTCGTTGATATGGTCGGGACAAAGCACCAGACGACGTCCGTCGGTAGGAACCTCCGCCTTGTCGAAAGCTCGTTTCAGGGCGATGACATCCTTGCGTGTCATCTTCTTGCGGCCCGTAGCGTCAGCCTCACCCGAAGTGGGGACTACTGGGGTGGTTTTCGTATTGCTGTAAGGGGACAGCGCATGGATGGCCTTCTTGTACTTGGCCGTGTCAATGGCATTGCTGTGGCGCTGCACATCGGTGGAGAACTTGTCATAGGAAATGGCATACAACTGGTCGTCCGTCACGCGGGTCGCCTTCGTCTGGTATTTGTCCAGGCCGATGGGAATATCACCTTCCGTAAGATTCTGGACCGGAATCGGATAGGTGGTATTGTTTATCAGCACATCCGGATCACCTCCCACATCCACCAGATGGATGACCTCATTCTCGGCCTTGGCCGAATAGTCGGGAATCCCGTTCAGAAAACTCGCCGCCAGCCCCGCATTCAGGCGTTTTACCAGCTCACCGGTCCACACCTCAGTATATACGCCCTCAAAGGCTGCGCCCAGGGGCATGAAGTTTCCAAGCACAGCCGGAACAACCGCCCCGGTCGCTGCGCCATAAGCGGGATCCATTCCCACCACATTCGCCAGGACGACGCCCATCAGGACGTTGAACAGCGTTCCGCAAATAAATTTCATCATGTCGTTTTACGATTTTACAAGTTACTATTACTGTTTCTCCTCTCTCAGAACTTAGGGCAGTCTATGCCGTATTCCGCCTTGTACAGCTCACGGTATCTGGCCGGGTCGTTCTCGCGCATCAGCTTCAGCTGCGATTCCGGCACCTCGCTCAGTTTGCCCCACTGTCCCGATGCCATGCCGGCACTCGACGCACCGCCTCCACCGGTGTTAAGCAACTGCATCGGCTTGGTGGCGGTAGCCATGCTGTCCAGTGTCAGTTTCAAGGAGTCCGCTCCCATTGTCTTGCCCAGACCGATGAAGTGTTCCCTCTTGTCCGCATTGAACTTTCCTGCCTTGATGGCTTCATCCACCATCTGCGTCACACTTGCCAGCCTGATCTCGTCCAGCTGCTTGCGCAGTTCCATGTTTGCGGTCTGATGTCCTTGCAGGATACCTATCCTGGCAAGGATCTCCGCTTCTGTCGCCGTCTCCGGCAGGCCCAGCTTCAGGGCGATAGCTTTAAAATCTGCATTCATAGTCTCTTTTGTTTTTGAGTTATTGCTTGGCGGGGTTTGTCCGCCGTCTGTTTTCAGAAGGGGCAGTGCGGTGCAGTCTTCGCCGGTGGCAAGTTTCAACTCATCGCCCCGGTAAGAGAGCATGACTATATTGTCGTCATTACCGCCCATATCCACCATACTGACCTCCATCAGCCTGCACCTCGTGATGGTCGGACGTGTCTGTCCGGGTTTCAGCAGTACGGGGTCGTCACTCGACTCCACGATTTCAAAATAAGGGCTGCACATCTTCAGAGTACCTTTGTCCCATTGCTGCTTTGCCAGTTTCGACTCGTCACGGACTTCATCAAAGTAGGGTTCACCGGTGATTTCGGCACCTTCCACTTTCAAATCCCTAATATTTCCGATAATGATACCCCTCCAGTGCATCCACAGCATGACGGGATTTCTCCGGAACTGCTCCAAATCCACCCCGTCAGTCTTTACCCAGGTGCCGAAGCAGTTCAATGTCTCGTTTGATATCCTGATTCTTTTAGCCATGATTTCCGTCTCATTTTGTCGCAAACTTACAGCTACACCCATAACCGCACAAAAAAGTGTGTAACGGTTGCCCTCAAGTGTGCAACCGTTTTGTAACTGTGTGCAAGCATTGCGCCGTTTTTTCGTGCCCCGCACCACACTTCGCAACTTTGCCACTGTAAACAAGAAATTTCAAGGTATATGGCAAACAGTAAGGACAAGCAGAAATCGGTGGCGAAGCACCTCTACATGAAAGGGACCCCCACCGCACAGATTGTGGAACTCACCGGAGTGAGCCGCCAGTCCGTCAGCCGGTGGCTGAACACTGAAGGCTGGAAAGAGGAACGCGCCGCACGTGAAATGAGCAAGGAATCCATCACCTCCAAAACCCTTTCCAAACTGGGGGACGCCATCGACAAGGCAGACGGTGACGAAAGAAGCATCGGGCGCATGGCTGACTCGCTGCTGAAATCCGTCAAGGCTATCAAGGAAATCAACTTGAGCACCACCATTGTGAACAAGGTGGATACACTCATAGAGTTTGAGAACTGGATGGTGACGCACCGGGACGAATATCCCGAGATAGACGACAAAATGCTTGTACTCATCAACCGTATGCACAGCGAATTCATGGGAATCAAATTCAAACAGAAATGACAGCGGAAGAAAAAAAAGAAGCACTGCTGCGGTGGAATGAGCACTGCCAGCGCCTGTTGCGCCTCACCTCAAAACGCAAACCGGAGACTGAAGCCGAACGGAAAAAGAACATCGCCCGTGCCTTGAAAGATTACGACTACTTCTGCCGGCGGTACCTGAGCCACTACTGCCAATGCCCCAATGCAAGATTCCACAACGAGGCCGCCCGTTACATCGAGAAGCACCGGGAAATGCGGGCCGTTTTCAAATGGCCGCGCGGACATGCCAAGTCCGTACACCTGGACGTGGGAATCCCCCTATGGCTGAAGTTCAAGGGGGAGCTGCACGTCATGGTATTGGTGGGGAAAAGCGAGGACAATGCTGATGCCCTGTTGAGCGACCTGCAGGCGGAACTCCAGTTCAACCAGTACATTGTCGAAGACTTCGGCGAGCAATACAACTCCGGATGCTGGCAGGAGGGCGAATTCGTTACCAAGGACCAGTGCGCCTTCTTCAGCCGCGGACGCGGGCAGTCACCACGAGGACTGCGTTTTCGCGACAAGCGTCCGGACTATATCGTGGTGGATGACCTTGACGATGACGAGATGTGCCGTAGCGAGGCGCGTGTACGAGAGATGACAAAATGGGTGAAGGAAGCCCTTTTCGGTTGTTTTGGCGGTAAGGAAGGACGCTTCATCATGGTGGGCAACCTCATCGGCAAGAACAGCGTGCTGCAAAAGATGACAGACAGCGACACCGTATATACCAGTACCGTCTATGCAATCGGCAAGGACGGGACTCCCGCCTGGCCGGAATGTTACACCATCGAACTGCTGCGCAGTCGTGAACGGTTCATGGGCTACCGAAGCTTCCAGAAGGAATACATGCACAATCCCATCACCGAAGGTGCGGTCTTCCAGGAACGCTGGATCCGGTGGAAGCGGATGCTCAAACTCCGCTACTATGAAAGCCTGGTGCTCTACATCGACCCCAGTTTCAAGGACAGCAGCAAGAACGACTACAAGGCCGCCAAGTTGTGGGGACGTCCACGCGCCGGATTGAAAACCGCCAGTCCCACAGAACTGCATTGCCTGCGTGCTTTTGTGCGTCAGTGCAGTGTGGGCGAAATGGTGCGATGGGTTTATGACCTTTGGGAGTCACTGTCCGAGGACGCCGCCGTCACCATCTACATGGAAGCCAACTTCATGCAGGATACCATATTGGACGAGTTCGAGCGTGAGGGCAGGCAGCGCGGCTACCAGGTGCCCGTCACCGCCGACAAGCGGAAGAAGCCGGACAAGTTCGCCCGCATCGAAGCCGTCAGCCCGCTGTGGGAACGCGGTCTGGTCTTTTACAACGAGAAACTGAAAAATGACAACGACATGAAGACCGGTATCGAACAGACCCTCGCCTTCGAGAAAGGAAGCCGCGCCCATGATGACGGCCCCGACGCTGATGAGGGTGCCATCTACAAACTGCAGAAGCAGGTGCGTGAGGAAAATTTCACACCGCGCATGGGAGTACGCCAGCCGCCCTCCCAAGGCTGGTGAAAATTAAGAGTTCATGTATCACTAAACATTAACCGCTAAACATTATCCCCATGTTCATTACGGAAGACGATTACATACAGATTGGAACGGAGGCATTGAGAATCATGCAACAGAGTTCACCCGACAACCGCCTGGCAGCGGAACAGCGTGCCTTGTCACGCATTGCATCGGCCCTGCGCGGGCGTTACGACATACAGAAGGCATTCGCCTGCGAAGGAGAACGGCGGGATGCCGAACTGGTGGGATGTGCGGTCGATATCGCCCTCTACCACATGTCAGCGTCGCTGCCCCAGAAGATGGGCTCCGAGGTGCGCGAGAAACGCTATAAGGATGCCATCGAATACTTGAAGGAGATACAGGCGGGACGTGTCATCCCCGACATTCCCACCGTCATGGGGCCGGACGGAGAAGAGGATTTCCATAACCCCATCCGCTACGGATCAGCCGCCAGGAACGAGTATATCTGGTAAGAAATATGGTTTTTCAATTATTCATTTTCAATTAACAGACTATGTCCAATCGCAATTACAAGAAACAGAACCCGGTAAGGATTGGCAGGGTAAACCTCGGCAATCCCGCCGAGGTGAAGCGGGTGACCAGACTGTCCGTCGACCTGCAACTGCAGACCGAGGCGCTTACCAAGAAAGACATGCGCGCCTGGCGCAACGCCTGGCAGTATGCAAAGAATGTGGAATATCCCAACCGTGTGCCGTTGTATGACGTGTATGGCGACGTGGAGGTGGACATGCACCTCACCGGATGCGTGGGACAGCGCAAAGGGTATGTGCTGAACAAGAGTTTCCGCATCGTGGACCGAAAGGGGGGGGAGAACCCGGAACTGACGGCCATATTCGAGGCGCCCTGGTTCAAGACCTTCATGGACCTGGCACTGGACGCGCACTACTGGGGGCACTCGCTCATCCAGTTGGGAGATGTCATCTCCGTGGACGGGACACCCGCCTTCAGCGAGGTGCAGCTGGTACCGCGCCGCCACGTCATCCCCGAATACGGGGTCATCGTGGTACGCCAGCAGGAGGCATGGCAGAACGGCTATGACTACCGGCACAGCGAAATGGCGGACTGGACGGTGGAGGTGGGCGGCACGCACGACCTGGGGATGTACCTCAAATGTGCCCAGCATACCATTCCCAAGAAAAACGTATGCTCCTTCTGGGACATGTTTTCCGAAATCTTCGGCATCCCCTTCCGGGTGGGAAAGACCACCAGCCGGAACTCCAAGGAGCTGGGACGCATCGAGAAGATGCTGGGCACGATGGGTGCAGCAGGCTGGGCGCTATTTCCTGAAGGTACCGAGATAGAAATCAAGGAGTCTACCCGCGGGGATGCCTACAACGTCTTTGACAAACGCATAGACCGCGCCAACTCCGAACTGTCAAAGGGAGTGCTCACCGAAACCATGACTACGGAGAACGGCAGCAGCCTTTCGCAGAGCGAGGTGCATCTGGAGGTGCTGAAGAACCTTGTCAGCAAGGATGCCGACAACCTGCGGGACGTCATCAACTTCCAGCTTATCCCAAAAATGATAAAGCACGGTTTCCCCCTGAAGGGATACCGTTTTGACTGGTACGAGGGCATAGACTTCACACCCGAGCAGCAGATTGCCTACGAACGCCTGCTGCTGGAGAACTACGAGGTGGACCTGAATTATTTCATCGGCAAGTACAATGTGCCCATCATCGGGAAAAAAGCGCCCGCACCGGTGGCTGTCCCGGCAGGCAAGGAAAATGGCAGGGGGGATGGGGAACAGAAGCTCTGTTTTTTCGACTGAGCCCTTCTGACTACGAAGGGCTGCACAGACGAGCCTTGCTGGCATATTACGGAAATGCACTACCGTTGGCAGATAGTGGGGAGGATGAAGAAGAGGAAGTCGACACTGCTGCCGTGGAGGCGTCTTTTGTCCTGCTGATGCGCTGGCTCCACCGGCAGCCGGAATTCACACCGGAGATGCTGGTGGACAAGGAGGTGCAGAAGTTCATACGCAGCCATGCCGATACGCTGGACCGTGCCGTGGATTATTCGGTCCGTCAACGCCCCATGGACGACATCAGCATACGGCGGCTCAAGGAGAGCAATTACGTCTTTTCCGGCTTCAAGACCTTCCATGAGCTGAACGAGGCGTTCCCCTCGCTGCTCAATGCGGACGGGAACCGGAAGCCCTTTGAACACTTTTTGAATGACGTTCAAAAGGTGAACGAGACCTATAACCGCTGGTACCTGAAAGCGGAATACAACTTCGCCATGGCATCTGCCGCCATGGCTGCCAGGTGGAAGCAGTGGTGGAACGATGAGGACCGGGACCGCTACCTGCTGCAATACCGCACTGTGGGCGACAAACGGGTACGCGAGGCACACCGGGCACTGCATAATGTCACGCTGCCCATTACCTCACGGTTCTGGGATGAATACTTTCCTCCAAACGGGTGGAACTGCCGCTGTACGGTGGCAAGGGTACTCCGTAGCGATTATCCGGAAAGTGACGAACACCGGGCAATACTGGATGGCAGCCAGGCCACAGCAGGCAGGCATCAGGAGATGATGCGCTTCAATCCCGGCAGGCAGATGGCATGCTTCCCGTTCTACAATCCCTATACCATCAGCCGGTGCAAGGACTGCCCTGACAGACCGGGCACGATGGGACTGGTCAAAGTGCCCGACAATGAATTGTGTGCGGCCTGCAAGGTGATAAGGGAAATGACCAGACGGAAAGAAACATTGAAGATACGCAGAAAGGAGATACAGAAAGAAGCGTCCGGCCTGAAAAAGGAGGTGTTCAGAAACCCCGGATTCGGCAAGGAAATACATGTCACGGGAAAAAGTATAAAGGAATGGCTTAATCAACCTCATAAGCGGTATGCAGAGAAAAATGAGCTCCTGCTACAAATCAGGGAAGTTTTGCAGAAAGCCGGCTATTTGGGATATGGCATCGACAAGCACGATGCCGGGACCGTAGCCCATTTGTTTGAAACTGTAGTCGGGAAAGAAAAATCGTGGATTATTGTCAGAGAGTATGCCAATGGGGAAGTAAATCTTCACAGCATTTCGGATAGCGACAACATACTGAAGATACTGGAATAAAAAAGAAGCATCCTTATAAGTAGCCCCGTGGAACTGCAATCCACGACTTGCTTATAAAACTGCTTCTTTCAAATGCAAAGATACGTTTAATTCTTTAATAAACAAGCATTATGCCCCAAAATTCAGACACAGCCAAGGAACTGGAACGGAAGGTGGAGCGCTTCATCAGTCTTACGCTGAAAGATATCGGCACAAAAATAGGCAAAGAGTTCGACCGCAACTTCGAACGCGAAGCCTTCTTCAACGAACATTGGGCACGAAGAAAATACAATGACGACGAAAGCCGGGGGCTGTTGACGCGTACAGGGGCCTTACGCAGGAGTATCAAGACGGAGACTACGGGACATAGCGTGGTTTTCAGCAGTGACCTGCCATACGCTGCCATTCACAATGAGGGTGGAGCAATAACCGTCACCAGAAAGATGAAAAGGTACTTCTGGTACTTGTACCGACAACTGACAGATAATTATAGGCGCCCCCCCACGGAAGAGGCATTTTTCTGTAAACGTATGGCGTTGAAACGGGCAGGCAGCAGGATAGTCATGCCCTGCCGCCGGTTCATCGGCATGCATCCGGAGGTGGAGCGTATTATCCGAGAAATAGTGGAAAACAATAGTAAAAGAATATTTTAGATATGAGAAGGTTCCTTTACCTCAGCCTCATAGAACGGCTGAAACAACTTACAGACCGGGACGGGAAGCCCGTCATCAGAACATTCGACCTATGGAACGAGCAGATTTCATTCCTGGAGCAGGAAGAGCCTTTTGATGTCCCTGCCGTATTCATTGAATTCCGGCCCGTGAAATGGACGGGCGGCGGCACGCAGACAGCGGACGTGACCCTACGCCTGCATATCGTCACACCCTGGAAAGGGAGTTCCCGCGAAGGCGGCGGCTTCCAGCAGCAGGCGCTGGAGCGTTTCGACTTGCTGGACCGCATGGACCGGCATCTTTTCAACCTCTCCGGAGACGACGGCAGCATTTCCTTCAGTCTGTTCCGGCGTACCGGAAGCAGCACGAACCACAATCATGAGGAACTTGTGGAGGATGTCACCGATTTCACATGTAAAGTGATAGACAGGGGATAAGGACGGGTCAGAAAAGCGACAGTTGCGCCCGCATCTCTTTCTGGCGTTGGATGATGCGCGGGTCGGCGCTGGCATTGATGATGTTGTAGAAGGTCTTTTCACAGATATGGTACTTCGGCCAAATATAACGGCGCAGGATCTCACGGTTGGAGAGGCCGCTGCGGGAATGTTCATCATAAATGCGTACAATGTCCTCTACTCTGAACGCGTAGCTGCATCCTACAATCCTGTTTCGACTTTTTTTCATACCTCTGAAATTATAATACCCTGAATTACCTGAAAACCTGATACAAAGATACGAATAACGGCATATATACACAACAAAGGCCGCCATATTAATCATACGGCGGCCTTTCGAGGATTCATTGGCGTGTCTTCAACCTCATGGACAGCATGGTCTTGTCCCACAATATCAGAAAAGCATCCCAATAATCCTGAAAGCTGAAATAGTACCAACTCATTTGCAGATACCATATCGGCAGATAGGCTATGAATATGGCGAACCACAAGGGGATGAGCAGCCAACGAAGCACCAGTCTTGTTCTGTTCATTATTGTATTTTATTTAAATACTCATTGCACTTAAATCCTTTCCGTGGCTCAAAGTCCTTGAACTCACAAGTCCAGAATACTTGTTTTTTATCTGCCCAAGAAGCCATATCTTTTTGCCATTGGGGAATAATTTGACGGGGATTATTTAAGTCCCTATAGGGCTGGCAATGCGGCAGGAATCTACGTCCCTTACCACGCCAATGGTTTACTCGACTGAATGCTTCCTTGAAGTCATTCAACAGTATACAGTAGAAGAAATATTCGCCTTTATAGCCGTATTTATCAATCAGTGCCGTAGCACGCTCACACTCTGCAATCTGCCCCGGTGTATCGCATCCAAACCGAATACGCTTTATCCATTTAACCTTGGCAAGCAATTGGGCTATATCATCAGTTACCAACCGAGCGTCTAAACCCTGATTGAAGTCGACTCGTATGCCTATGGAGACAATCTTTTCAATCTGTCGTAAACCATAGTCTGATGCGAGTACATTATTATCCATAAGAATGATATTCTTTCTTCCGTTGACCGCTATCTCTTCAATATCCATATAAGGAGATATTTTACCTTCTTTCGTAGGAACAACGCACCACTTGCATTTATTGGGACATCCGCGTGTCAGAAAACCGTATGCCGTTTTATTATCTATCCGAGGATAGAGATTGTAATCCGGCTGCATCCGGTCAATTTCTAATGGTAATACCTTAGTTATATCATAACCTGTACCGCCTTTTTCTATACAATCGGTATTGGTGATATGCTGAAGATAATCTTGCGTGAACGAAAAGACCTTTGCCATATACAGCTTGTCGTAATGCTCGAACGGGGTGTACCAGTCCACAATGTCTCCCTGCTTCTTGTGATATGCGCTTATCTTCATAAGTGCTAAATTGGGGAAAGTGCTGTCCACTGCCAATATTCCGATATTCATTTTTTTATTACATTTTCATAAAGCACATCCAATGTGTCCTGGAAGCCTTGCCCGACTTGTGCCCGAACAGCGGACGTACTCCTATTATCTCCAGTATTCTGCTGACCGGAATACGGGTTTCGTTCCACTTGAATATCAGCACTCCATTTATGTCCAGTACACGCATGCACTCGTCAAAGCCCTGCTTTATGTCATCCTGCCACTTGAATCTGCGGAGCGTACCGTATTTCTGTGCCATATATGCCCCATCATTGGAATTGTCCAAATGTGGAGGGTCGAAGACCACGAGCTTGAACGAGCGGTCGGGATATGGCATTGCTGTGAAATCAGCGACCACATCCGGATGGACTTCCAGCTTGCGGCCGTCACATAGAATGTACTCAGCATCCCGGATATCCTGGAAAAGGACATTCGGATGTGTCTTGTCAAACCAGAACATCCTACTGCCGCAGCAGGCGTCCAATATCATTTTCTTTTCATCCATTCTTAATCTGGTTACCGGTTAATCAAATAATCTATTGTTATAAGTATTTCGTATGCTATCCGTGGGTCTATGGAGTTACCGAGGGCGTGAGTTCTGTCCATCCAGTCGGGAATCCCATAAACCACTCCATCCAGTTCGGAGTAATATCGGACGGATTGAAACCAGCTCTCGAAATATATGCAGTCAGGTAGTTGCTTTTTCGTCTGCCTGAATGCTTTAAAATGCTCTCCCGGCGTAACTTTATCCTTTTTGCTTCCGAAGCCGTCAAGGCAGGCAACAATCCAAACCCGCTTTCTTTCTTGAAAAGAGTCCTTACCCGCAGCTGGAATAATAAACGGTTGTACCTCGTAGCCTTCACTTTCCAAATCAACGCACACTTGCTCGAAGACCACTCCGTCTGCGTTACCAATAAGTCCGAGAACATTTTCAGCGACGACCCATGTAGGCCGGCACTCTTGTATAACTCGATACATCGCCGGCCATAAAAAGCGGGGGTCTTCTGTCCCTCGCTGAAGCCCGGCGTTACTGAACGGTTGGCAGGGGAATCCTCCGGCCACAACATCAACGTTGCCTCTGTATTTCTTCGCATTGATCTCATTTATATTTCCATATTTAGGTATATTGGGAAAATGCTTCTTCAGCACTTCCAGGCAAAACGGGTCTATTTCAGATTGGAAAAGAATTTCCCAGCCAAGAGTATCGGCAGCCAAATCAAAACCGCCAATGCCGGCGAATAGGCTTATCATCTTTATAATTCTGCCCATTTTCGTTCCATAATATTATTATTTGAGTTATTTTCCTATTCATTTTTGAATTGCCTTTAGTCAACCTGATATAGCCTGCATCCCGTCTTCTCCTTCGCCCTGAGCAAAAAGCTGGCGGCCTCGTCACTGTCAACCACCAGCTTGATGGCGGTAAGCCCTTCCGTTTTGGGCTTCTGCAGAAGCAGGGAACACGGCTGGTCATAATAGTTCCAGTAGAAGATGAAATCCGCCACATGGAAGTTATCTATCTGTACGATGTATTTCACGGGAATACGCATAGGACTTCAGTGATTAAATGTCGTTTGAATTCCCTTTGAGGCAGGGTTTCACTTCCCCGTCCGGTACCCAGTCCACCGTAACGATGCCCTTCACCTTGCCGGTACCGCCACACTTGGGGCACGGGACCAGCTCCGTGTCCTTTACCGTGATATCCCCCTGGAAATAGCCGTTGCCCTGACAATAGCCGCAGGAATACCCCGGGAATTCTCCGACGGTCTCCCGTCCCGTTCCGAAGTGGGGTGCCGTTACCAGCACCCCGTTCTGTTTCTTGCTCATGGTCTGTTCTGTATTAAGTTCTTTTTCTCCTTTCATAATTCCAGCCGTTCAGTCTGTACACCTCGCGCCGTGCCTCTTCCCTGGTCGGATATTCATTCACCTTGGTGCCAAGAGTGGATATCCTCGGAGGGAAGCTGTCACCTTGACGGTAGGTGATATCGAGATACACCGCCCAGCACCGACCACGGGGACGATACCGGTAACAGCGGTGTATCTCCCTCATGTCACAGCTCAACCGCATCGCTCTCCTTTTTAGGCTCCACATAGAAGGTCTCTTCCTGCACCACCTGCACACCGATCTTGGGAAAATAGGATACCACGTCAGGATTCTCACGGTCAGCCAGCAGTCTGTCCTTGGCAAGCTCCTCACTGGTGCGGATATACTGCGGCAAAAGCTCCTTGCATAAATTCGTCACTGCCGCCCAGGTGAACCCCTTCAGGTTCTTCAGCTTCGGTGTGCCGGTACGGAAGCCGAACACGCCATGGGCGCTCTCCAGGCTTTTCTTCTTGGAGAACAGTTCTTCCTTGTTTTCTACGGCGTATGCCTGCATGATGTCGAAGTTCTTTTCCTTCGTGGCAGACAGTTCTGCCAGCTGGTCTGCATACTTCTCGCGGATACGGGTCATCTCAAGGTCCATCTTCGAGGTGAGGTTCTGTACTTTGGCATCGGCCGCCGCAAAATCTGCGAAGGCCTGCTCTGCCTGCTCGCGGCTGATGCCGCTGACTACTGTTTTCTTTGTTCTTGCCATAATTCTTGCTCTTTTGATAGGGTTAATAATTGATTTTATTTTTCTGCTGCTTGCCGGCATTGCGGTGATAGGCCCTGTACTCTTCTGTTTTCGTAGGGTCCTCCAACTGCCGGAGTTCCCGGTCGATGTTGTCGTAACGCACCAGCTCTGCCCGGTATTCATCCAGCAGGCGGTCGTACTCGATAGGTCTCAAGGCGGTAATGCCCGCCATCAACCGGTCCTGCAGGTCACAGATACGGTCTGCACAGACTTCGAGACGGGACGCCAGCCGTTCACGGCGTTTGTTTCTGTCTACGATATGGACCATTGGGATATATTGATTATTATTATCTACCATCTCATCTCCTCCCCTTTTTTATTGTGATAAAATTCTGCACAACCGGAGCGGCGGCAAGCTCACTCCGGCTGTAATAGACCAGTCCGGCCTTGCGGTATCCGGTAATGTAACCCTTACGCTGCCAGGCATTCAGCGTCTCACGGCTACATCCTATAAGCTCTGTAGCATCTTTCTGGCCGATATAGTCCGCACGGTTCGTATCCGGCAATTTCTGGTATTCGGCACGTTGGCGGCGTTCTTTCAACAAATCCTCCACAAAGCCTTCCAACTGCGCGACCTTACGCTTCAGAGCCTCAAACTCCCGTACACTGACTGACTGGCGCTCTTTGGGCTCAGGTCTGTCAACCGTCACCGGATATCTGTCCACATCGGGTATCAGCTCTTCCAGCGATAATCGCCCTGCGGCAAAACGGGCGGCGTCACGGCAGGCATAAAACACGGTCTCGTCCTTGTCTTCCTCCGGAACAGAAGCCACGTAGGTGGCAAACACCTGACTCTCATTATGCCCGTTTTCCAGCACCTCGGCCTGGAGCAAACTGATTTTATCCCCTTTCATGCGGAGAATGGCAATTCCTTTCTTTATTTCCTGTTTCTTTCTCATTGTATCAATCCTTTTTAAGTTTCCTTTCCTCACGGCGCATCCACGCCTCCAGCTGTTTCTTGGTGGCCTGGAGCTCCCAAAGCCTCATGCTTGTAATGTCCTTGCGCGCTTTGCTGTACTTACGTGCCCAGATGTTCAGCTTCGCCACGTTCATGCGGTATTCCTCCTCGCTGTCGCTGGTGAACCCCTGGTTCAGCTGGGGAATCTGGAACGAAAGACGGTAGATGTCCCGGAATACATTCCTGGCTTCTGCCATCTGCATGGCCCGTGCCTTGTCGTCCGTCGGGTTCAACCGCTCCAGCAGCTGCCGCGCCTCACGCATCGTCAGTTCCCGGCTGCTTTCCGTACGGCCGGAAGTGAACTCGTAGATGCAGCCGTGGCGGGCCTCGTCATCCATGCCGATACGGTGGAAGGTGGCGTGCAGGGCTTTAAGCTGCTGGGCGCTGATAGATTTGTCCTTACTCGTTCTCATCATTTAAAATGGGTTTGTCTCCGAAATAGATTTCCGCCTCTTCCTGCCAGATGTCATAATATCCTTTCGGTCCGATAAAACGGCCATGGGAAAAAGCGCGCTTGCCCTCCACATAGATTTTCAGTGAGGCGTCGTACTGTACTTTCTTTGCACTGCGTCCGTCCGGGTTCTGACCGCTGGCATGGCTGACAAAAATCAGCAGCTTGTTCTTGTGCCTCTCCTTGAACCTGATATATTGGGCGTATGTCATCTGCGTATATTGAAAGCTGTCTATCACCACAAAATCCGGTGACTTCTGACGTTTCAGACGCAGGCTGAGCTCGTCCATCGACTCACAGACCAACAGAAAACGGCGGTTCGCCTCCAGCATGTTGCTGCGTCGTACAGTGTTCTGCATGGTCAGGCTGATACCTTCCTCCAGACTGTCATAGACCACACGGCCATATTTGCAGAGTTCCTTGCAGAGCTTCATTACAAAGGAGGTTTTCCCGCTGCCCGACTTCCCCCAGACTATCCACACGCCGCGGCTCTCGGGGGTACCGAAGGCATCATACCATTCACCCTCGAAAGGCAGCGTGTCGAACTTCATGGAGAGCAGTTCACGCACTCCTTTGGCATTCCGGGCAAAGGTCTTGAAGTCATTCACCGCTTCACTCATTGTTCCGTACCTCCTTTCATCCGTCTGGCCTCCAATATGCGTTTGCAGGCGTGTACGACCCGTTTCACCCGACGGAGGTCGTATTCCCCCTGCTGCGCCTCGCGCAGTACCCGCCTGATTTCAGCCGGTTCGGTCAGCCCGTTTGCCTGGCAGATGGCATACACATCCTGCTCCGTGGCCACACTGACATCGAAGAACTTGCGGCCGATACGGCTGTTTATCTCCTTGTAGCCTTTCTTATTGTAGCGCAGGCCGTTTTCCACACGGCGCTTGATGTAGTCGGTGGAAAGGAAGATGATGCCCGCCTTGTTTTCCAGACGGTTGTATATGCTGATGAAATAGGAGAACACACTGTCCGTTAGCTTGTCGCCCTCGTCGAAGATGATAAGCGGGTTCTGGAGAAAGGCTATCATGGAAATGGCATATTCCAGAATGTCACGCAGGTTGGTCCCGTCTACCGGGGCGCCCACCTGTTTGGCGATTTCCCGGACGAAATCGCTCTTTCTCATGTCTTCGGAGCAAAGGATGTAGAACACATTGCGGTGTGTGCGGCGGTACTCGATGGCGGCGGTCGTCTTGCCGCAGCCGGCATCGCCTACTACCCAGGTGGTATTCTTGTAGGCTTGTGCGTCCGACATTGCGAAAGTGATCCGCTGGAAGGCGTTGCTTTCGGTCAATGTCCAACGGTCCATACTGAAACCGATCTGTGCGGCTATGCGGCTGAACATGTCATCACTGATACTGGTGTACTTCTGATTACAGATCTGTGATACGGTGGCGGCACTGACTCCGCTCAGGCTTTCGCTGGCACGGTTCTGGCTGGGATAGTTGCCGCAATATTCCAAAAGTGCCTCACGGATGGCGTCCTTGTCTTGTTTACTGAGTTCTTTCATTTTTGAATGGTATTTAATTGATTGTTGGATACTGGTTAATTGTCATTGAGGAACGACAGGTACATCTCGGCTTCGGTCATTCCGGAAACCTGCTTGGTGTATTCACCCGGAGAGGCAATGCCCGCGGACACTTCCTCCGGTTCGGGTTCGTAGGTCCCGGGACCCACACCTTCGGGATAGGGAACCGGGGCTTTCAGCTCCCCGTTGGCGTACTGCTTGCGTTGCCGTTCCATATTCTTCTGGGATTCACCCACAGGAAGGGGCATCACAAGCTTGGTATAGGCCTCGCCCATGCTCTCTTCAAGCAGCAGATCCTCACTGGCGATATAGTGCCCGGCGAGAGCACGCTTTTGGGCGCGTATCTGGGCATAGAGCCGTTCGCTCTCCTCCGTACTGCGTTCTGCGGTGGCACGGTGGAACACGACTTTCGGAGTGGCGGTGGCGGCATACTTCAGCCTGCCTCCCGCACAGACTTCCCACAGTTCCACGGAGGTCATGTCCATGGGGTCGTATTTGTAGCGGAAACTGACACCCACATTCTGCATGTGGAAGCCCATATCCACCTGGCCGGATTCGTCATAGACCATGTAACGGTATTCCTTGTTGTTGCGGCTGAAGACGAATCCCTGCTTGCCGTACTTCACGCTGTCCTTGCTGAGGAGCTTGAAGAGTTCCTGTACCCCGTATTCGTCAAGCTGTTCGGCTTTCGGACTGTTGAGGGTCGTGTACATTTCCATGCGGGTCATCCCCGTCTCGCTGGTGGGATGCGGCATACCGTTCCATTCACGGCGGCATTCCAGATATTGATCCTTCATCTCTTCCAAAGTGGGGAGCTGCGAGATGTTTTTCATTATCAGGTCAATGTTGACATGACTGCTCTCCTTGGTGGCGGTCACATTTTGTCCGGTATAGTTGTAGAGCTTGTGCATCACCTGCTGCTGGAAACGCCCGAAAGCGCTTTCGATGGTCTTGCTTTGGCCGTTGTGCGGCATGGTGGTCTTGTGCAAGTGGCATATCTTCTTGAAAAAGGCCTGCGCTTCCGGCCTCTTGTGCCCGCCCTGGTTGTCGGTAACTATCTCATAAGGCTTAATCTTCCACGTTTCCAGCGCCATGCGGTAGGCCTCATATTGTGTAAGGAAATTCTCCGCGCCGAAAGAGTAGCCCAGGAACACCTCCGAACATGCGTCCATTACCTCGTACACGTCGATGGTACGTGCCACCATACGCTTGTTCTTCTTGTCGTAGTCCTTGTAATAGAGGTTCAGTTTCGTACCGTCACCATACCATAAGGTATTGGGCATCTGCGGCAGTTTCGTGTCGAACTGCGGCATGAACTCGTTCTTGAAGGCGATTTCACCATGTACCACGCCGTACCACCAAAGTTTGATGCCCGTCTTATAGAGATAGTTGATGACAGTCTGGGGGGATTCCACCGGCTTCAGCTTGTCTTCCTCACGGGTGGCACGCGCATTGCGTTCTGTCACGATCCGGTTGAATTCATCGAATATCTGCATGTCGGTATATACCGGAAACTTGCTCCGTCTCAGTCGCAGCAGGATACGTCCCTCACGGGGACCGATCTTACGGGCGCTCTGGTTACCGGTAGTACCGCTGACCAATGCCACGTAACTCCGTTTCTTGTAATCCTCGAACTTTTCCATCAGACGGGACTCGCTCTTCGGAAGCGTATGGTTGAAGGACCTGCGAAGCTCCTCGCATAAGGAAATGACAGTATTGCGCACCAGTCTTTTGTGTGTGTAGCCATGTTCGCTGTGCTTGTTACGCAATCCGGTTTCCTGTACCATCATGGCATTCATCACTTTGGCGTTGAGCACATATTCCTTCTGGCGCTCGATGGAGATTTTCGGGATATAGGTCTTGTAAAACTCCACGGCCTTGTCGTCACTCTTTAACCGGATATTCATAGGAAAAGATTGTCGCTTTCTAAGTTGTTCTTGAAGATGTTCTTTAGCTTCGGGATTTTTTGTATCATAAGCTACACGGACGGGAGGATACATGGTGTCATAATAAACTAATGCTTCCCGATTCCTTGCACCTCGACGAGCTACCGTCAGTTTACCCTGGTTGACATATTTGTCATAAGTAGGCTTACTGATAATGCCACTTTCCACGAGCTCTCTACAACTGACACATATATTCTTACCGTACATTTCCATAATCAGAAACTTTATACTTTTCAACATTGTACAAGCCCCGGCATCGAACCGGGGAGCCGGCCACTTCCGCATGGCAAGGGAAGCTCCGGACTTGCCGCCTATTCCGGACTTTACAGTTTATGACCGTTATAGTCATATTGCACAACCTTGCCCTCAACGTCTATCGACCGCAGATGAAAGCCCTGCGGGGTTGCCTCACGGGCAAAGTCTTCAATGGTATCGTAATTCATCTCGGCAGGTACGTCAGCCTCTGAGCATCTTGACATGTTTCTGAGGTCCAGAACAAACGGGTTATTGTTTACCCATGTCACCTTTACTTTCATGCCATTTCCTCCTTTCCGCTGTCCGGCATACAAAGCGATATCGCCACGATAACCGATAATACTATGATTACAAACGCATTGCGGCTGTCCGCATCCGTTGCGTCAACATTGGTCCCCAGCCACATGCCATAGGTCATGCCCACGGCTACGGCAATCTTCTGAATTGTTCTCCAGGTTTTCATATAATTCAAGTTTAATATCTGTCAATCAATAGTTTTATCAATCGCCTTTAAGGCATTATACTTGCGGTCTACCAGTCTACCTTCATCGTCAATAGTGAGTGTCCATGCGGGATGATACCCACGTAACCTTTTGTCCTCTGTTCTTTTGTCAGTACTATAGGCTAATACAAAAGAAAATCCCACAGCCGTACACCCGTCGGACAACGGTTCATCAAAATGTACACCCCAATAGGAATTCCTGCCACTACGGGTACCTACCGCCTTCGTCACTTGACGGACGGCAAACACGGGTACTCCACGCTCGTCGTAGCTATCCACAACGACAATCTCAGCACGCTCCGTGGCAAGAACCCTGCATTCTTCTTTCCAGTAAATCATAAGGATTTGTTTATAAGGTTTTTACTTTCTCGTACGGGTTATCTATCAATGTAACCTCATACATTTTACATCCGTGATTCAGTGCATAAGCACGAAGAGTTTTCGCAAATGGTGAGTTCGTCCCAAAATTCAATGCCGAACGCACAGTACGTGTAGTGGTAAAAAACTGTTTAGCGATGGCTTCTTGTTGTGAAGCGTCTGCCTTGATGAATCCATACCCTTTTTTTTCATGAGGAACGACATGTCTTGTGTTATATTTATAAAGTCCCATCGCATTAAGATGGTAACTAAGCGTTCCTGAAGATTTTAAACATCTCCATCCTCTATCTACTGCTTTCATATTATATAGGGCGAGAAGTTGTGTAAAGGGTATATTAGGATTATTCATAAACGTCTCTCGTAGAAACTGCAAACCAGCTCTGCTCATCTTATTACATCCTGCCATAACATATTTATAAAGTTACTGTATCATTAGCGATCACTGCCTTCACATTCCCATGAGAGTCCAACACCTTCACCGTACGCTTGGCAGAGTCCGTCACATCAATAATCTCCACCAACTTACCACCATTGATTAGGGCAGCTTCCCTAATTTTTGTAGCTTGTACGCTGTTACGTTTGAAGTCAAGCGCATAACACACACTGCGGTGTGTCACATTGAACATCCGGGCAAGTTTCTCTTTGCCTGAAGCACTCAGTTCAATCTTCTTTCTGATTTTGTTCTCCATATCTAAATTTTGATTAAAATAATTCTTATCTTTGGGGCTGTTCTGCTTGAACACGGTGCAAAGCTAAGTGATAATTTTCAACCACGCAAATAAATGCGTGATAATTTTCATCTATATGGGTAATATTTTATCAAGAATTCAAGAAATAGCTGTAAAAGAGGGGATAACTATCACTGCTATGGAACGCAGTATTGGTGCCAGTAAAGGCGTATTATCAAGAGCTATAGCCAATGGTACCGACATTCAATCTAAATGGTTACAAAACATAGTTGAAAATTATCCCTTGTATTCTGCAGATTGGCTTATCACAGGACGTGGCTCTATGCTCCGTCACGAGCCAACATCCACCAATTCCGCTCCTACAGCGTCGTTATCTATCAATAATGATTTTGTTTCAATCCCACTAGTGGACATCTCTGTTGCAGCAGGCTGCTGTGGATACGATAATCCCGATTATTTGGAAGTAGTAGATACCATAAAAATGCCTTCATCCATGGTGCGTAATAGTGAGAAATACTTCTGCGTCCGCATCAAAGGAGAAAGTATGTCACCTACATTATTGGATAGCTCCTACGTTATCGTGAGATTACTCGACCGTTCTGAATGGCAGGACATGCCCGACCAACACATCTACGTCATTAGTGACACTGATGGGCGTTCATATATCAAACGCATCAAGAACCGATTCCGTCAACATGGATTCCTCGTTTGCATGTCAGATAATGTAGATAAGATCAATTACCCCAATTTTAATTTGGAAGCTCAGGAGATAAACACCATACTTCATGCTGAATGGTATTTCAGTGCTAAAATGCCGAATCTGAATGAAACATATTATGACAAGGTTAATCAACTGGAAGATAAATATGATATGCTTGAAAATCAGATGAAGCAAGTATTACGTGCTATCAATGTAAAGTAAAGAAAGAGCATTCAAACAGTAATTGACAACCATTTATAACAATAAGTTATGGAGCTACAAGAATTTGTAAAAGAAACATTATTGCAAATCACTATTGGAGTAAAAGAAGCACAAGAAGCAGTAAAAGAATATGGTGCAGTTGTAAATCCCAAGCAGTATAAAAGTACGTCAGATGCAACCAATGCAAGGGTGAAAAATGAATACTATCCAGTTCAAAATATTAATTTTGAAGTTGCATTAACATCATCTACTGGAGAAGAAAATAAAAGTGGAATAGGTGTATTGCTTGGCAGTTTTAATATTGGTGCCAATAAGAATGACGAAAGCAAGTCTGTGGCAGTTACGAGCATAAAGTTCAATATCCCTTTAGTCCTTCCTGCTGAAGATGACGGAAATACACAAACAAGCCATCAACCTATTATCGCATACGGAAGAAACACCCGAAATAATAGCTGGTAATCATTTAATGGGAAATCCATAATCTTCTTTTTCCACGATAAATTTACATATTCGATTAGCCAACTTTGTAGTCTCTATAATATCAGGGCAATGGTTTTGGTTAGACAACAATAATGATATAATTCTCCTCTTTAGACGATACCGGAATCTATTTTTTAGAAATCTAATCATAATCGAAACTTTTAAATGCTCCCGGCACAATTACCGGGAGCGTTTCCAACAAACAACTAATTAATTACCTTAATCTCCGCACGCTTTATCCCTCAGTCGGAGCCCTGAATGCCGGGAGCGTTCTTCACACCTTCAAAAACCATTGCGGCAGCAACAAGAATCGAACTTGTGACAAAAGAACTGCACACATGTATCATCACGTATGCACACCTGCGCTCTACCAACTGAGCTATACTGCCAATTATTTGCGACGCGCGCACGTTTATTGCGCTAAAATAGCACTTATTCCATAAATACCTATTATGAATCAACAGTTTATATGATTAGTACAATTATACTACCCGCTAAAAACACTATACTATCCCCCTATAAATATTTATTTAAACGCCTAAAAAACGCTGGTTAAAGAGAAATATCACATATAAAACATGTTTATTTTATAGTTAAAATCGTAAGTCCATTTATTTGGTAAGTAAACTATATAGACAAATTAGTAAGTCCTTTCCGTAAGTCCATTAGTAAGTCCATTTCACCATTTAACATTTTAGCACTCTATTATTTCCTTTTATAATTATTATCGCTCACCCATATTTCAATAGATAGATAGCCATATCCTCTAAACACCCTAAACAGTACATATTTTATTTGGAAATACTTCTATATATTTATTATTTAGAATATCTTTGTAGAAAGAAACTTCTAAATAATGAATTTATGACTAAGATAATTCACGTACATCTCATTTTCGAGAAAAAGGACTATTATTTCGGCAGTATCAGCGCCATTTATAACGTCCTAAATGACGCTCAAATAGGTATCAAAAAGAGCTCGCTACTTCATGCCGGTCTCACTGATGGCGGTGTTAAACTGACCCAGAAAGCCATTATACGACAGTCTCACCTCATTCGTAGTACCCAAGAGTAGTCCTGTCCACCCTGCACAGAAAAAGGGCTGAATCGTGCCTCAAAAGCATCAATCCAGCCCTCTGTTTTGCCACTATGTAACATTTGACCGTTTAGACCGTTTATGTTTTCCCTTCAAATGTAACATCTATGTCCTATAATGTAACAATTCGATTTGATATTCTTTAATTGCCCAATTTCATTTAACCTCCTTATTCATAGGTATTTCAGTCACATTTACCTATGTTGAGTTAATATACGAAGTGATTTGTCCCCCTTACAAAGCAGGGACATTGTTTCACCCACTCTTCCGGCTCTATCTCCCCGTTATGGTT